CAAAAAGCTGTTTGCTATCAGCGAAATCAGCAATTCGTTGATCCGCTACAACTCGGTTGGAATTGAAGGCTGGCTGGCCCGAGACCTCCAGAAGAAGTTCCGCTTGGCCCTCGACTACGCTGCGTTCTACGGCCCCGGCACCCAGTACTCACCCAACGGCCTGACCAACCTCGGCGTTCAGACCATTGGATCTTCCTCGACCGCGCTTGACCAGTTTGCTCCCCGCAACATGATTGCGCTCCTAAAGGCTGCCAACGTCCCCATGACCAACCCTCATTGGGCCATGTCGCCTCAGATGGAATCGTGGCTTATGAACTTGAAGACCACAACCGGCGCTTGGATCTTCTTGCAGGAAATGAGCGAGCGCGGAACCCTGGCTGGCTACCCTTACCATGTATCGACTCAGATCAGCTACACCGACACGACCGTCGACTACGGCGACCTGTGGCTCGGCGACTTTGACGAGTTTATGTGGGGAACCGGCTTGGACATGGAACTTCGCATGAGCCAGGATGCGGCCTTTGTTTCTTCGGGAACGACCTACTCCAGCTTCCAGCGCGACTCGGCCCTTGTCCGCGTGGTCGGCGAGCATGACTTCAACGTGATGCACCCTGTTTCGTTTGTTCAGGGAACCTACTCGGTTACCTAAGTTTCTAAAAGGTACGGCCCGGTGGAATAATCTGCCGGGCTATTAAAAGGAGAGTACCATGTCCATTCCCAACAATTTCCCCCAGCGCACCGCTGCTGCAGCCTTGATTGTTCCTGTGAGCAATGACGGAACCCTAGTCAACTCGGTGATCATTGACCGCCAAGCCTACCAGTCAAGCAAAGTGGTCTTGAACTTTGCCAGCTCTGCTGGCACCCCGACCACCGCTGTTGCTTCGCTTAAGGTTTACTCAAACTCGGCGTCCAGCACCTCCAGCCCCACCCCGGTTCTTTTGGCTACCCTTGAAACCGCGTTGAATGTTAAGACCGCCGGACTGACCAGCTACGATGTGGACTTCTCCAATGCCAAGCGCTACGTTTATGTCGCCCTTGACATTGACTATACCGGAGGCACCACCCCCACCAACATTGTAAGCTCTGAAATTATCCTTGGCGACAAGGTTTCTCAGCCTGCCAACTCTGGCACGGTTTACGGTCGGTAGCTATGGCAGTTATTGACGGCCTGACCACGCTAAGTCTGGTAAAACTTGATCTTGGACTCACCGATACAACTCACAACAACCTGCTTGAGCAGTTGATCAATGGTGTTTCCAATCAGATTCTGGCTTACCTTGACCGCGAGATCAAAAGGACTGTCCACACGACAGAACTTTATGCCGTCAATAACGCGCAAACGCTTCTCTTGAAAAACTACCCTGTCCAGACACTTTCTGAGTGCAAACTGGGCGGGGTAGTTCTTACCATCGGAACTGACGTTATTCTTGAGGGCGAATCTGGCCGACTTTACCGCGCTCAAGGATGGATCGGAAACTACTACACGCGCGGAACCTTTCCAGATATCTTTTCTGGTGCTAGAGACATCAGCGTAACCTATACCTCCGGCTACTATTTGCCCGCAGATGGCAGTTATTCAGCAGGTGCAGCGACTTCGCTTCCTCTGGCGATCACTATGGCTGCCAACCGAGCGGTGTCTACCACTTTCCGCGTTCTTGACGCTCAGTCTCAAGGCCTCAAGAGCTTCACAGAAGGTGGCATCTCGCAGACTTGGGTCGACTCTTTCCCTGCTGGCTCAACTGGCTTTGATCCTGTCACCCTCGGGATGCTTTCTCTCTACAAGAGGCGGGAGGCCGTAGGATGACTCAAGCCTTCTCGGTTACCATTCAATCCCGCAGCGTTTCGGTAGATTCGGAAGGAATCCAGAACTTTACCTACTCAACGCTCAAAACCATCATGGCCGACGTGCAACCCGCCAGCCTAAGCACATCTGAGCTTCAGATATATGGCGTCAACGACCTTACGGCAAACGCTCGCCGAATGTACTACAACCCAGATTCCTCAATCGACATTTTGACCCGTCTGGTTATTGATTCCCAC